CCATACAGCACCAGCAACTCAGTTGATGTAAAAGACTCAGCAACGGAAGACTTCAGGAAAGACCATATATACGATGGTGTTACAACCTCAAGGAATGTAGAAATGAATGTGTGCAAGTTAAGTACAATTGTCTTTAGACCCTCTAATCCCATAGTAGCTACATTGAATGCAGCTGCAAAGATTTTCCCCGGGCCCTCCAACAATGACATAACAGTATCCATTATGTTAGTCCCCAGATGGACTAGCGGTCGCAGCGATGTAACCAAGTCACGAACCTCAGAAATTGTTTCATTGATTCCAGTTGAATCAATACCCAATTTATCAGCCCAACCACTCTCTGGTTTGGCGTGATGCCATGTGGATTTGTCATTGATGGGTTGGAGAGCATGTGTTGCCACTGCATCAAAAGGATCAGCATTTTTAGTCCAACCTTGGAAAGAGTTGTAGAACAAAACTTTAAAATCATCAGCAGCCTTCACATACAACTTAAACTGGGCCTTGCCTTGGAAAAACAAAGCACCAGTTTCACTCCCAAGATCGAGAGCTGCTGTATAATCAGAAATTGTGCTCACTACATAGTCATATATTGACACAAATGGAACCTTGAATCGGAAAATCCTATTCACGGACGCATTTGCAAACAACGTATAACCAGCTGTAGGAGCAGCATCAGTCTCAGAAAATTGAAATACGGCATTACTCCTTACAATTGGATCATATCTAATTTCCAATGCTCCATGATCTTCCAAAAATTCAACGATAAACTCCAAAGCCCCGCTCCAAGCAGCATGAGAACGACGGAGCAAACTCAGAACCCCAGTTTGTGCAAGAAGGGGTGTAACATGGACAATCCTGTTTTTCGTAAAAGTATTGAAATAACCAGCCAAAGCAGGAAGTGCGGCATCAGAATAGAGGTTTGTTGATGCAGAAATAGATCGGAGGGGGAACTCAGAATTCAATGTTTGTACAACGGCAGGTTGTGGTAGTGGCACAAGATGATCGCGTGGGTGAGCTACCTCAAATGTATTACCAGCTGCCACTTCAACAAGAATAGCAGCCTGGTTTGCGGGTGGGACAACAGAAATCACAGGTGAACGCATATATACATGCATGGAGCCAAATCCCTCAGAATTGTTAAAAGAAGAAACCTTAGTTGGCAACCATTGGGATCCAGCAGAATACTCGACTTCAAACTCATGTACATGTGTCTGATCAAAAACAAAGTCTTGAAAAGCACACGCATCATAAGCTGAATCAGGCAATGTGGCACTTTTAGGTAGAAAAGAAACAGCCAACTGTACATTCTGAAACTTATTCAAATTAATAGTTAAACGAAATTTAATAGAGCCACGCCAGAAAGAATACACATTAGCAACTTCACACAATGGAGTATGATGAAAATGAGTAGGTACAAGTGGTAGGTTCATGATCAAAGCGCTAGTTGGTAAAATGGATGGCAACGTGTAACGGCCAGCATACCCCCATCTTGATGCAATCTCAATGGGAGCCATGGTGTTTTGAACTGGTTCTCGCATAGTTATGTCAGAAACAGTACCAACTTCCATGGGTTGCAAAGCGGTCTGAAGACGGGGAGTGAGAAAACGAGGAATCAAATTATAGACGCGCAAATTTGTGGGTTCACCATAAATTTCCACGCGAATGTTTGACCCCGCTGCTTGTGGTGCTGTGATTTGTAGCGGAGCATAGACAACCAGATTGCCAACGCCATGAGATGAAAAAGTGGCATGAATGGTATTCATAACACGGTATGGCAATTCCATGGTCAACGTAAATTCTAGGTATTCCTTGTTAGAAACATCTAGATCATAATGCTCATATGCCATGCGCGTGTTTTCTTCGGCGTGCTGTGAATGGAAACGTGAAAAGAAAAATCGCAAGAATCCAGCATATGCTGGTAAACTAATTACAGTAACAGTGATTTTCAAATCAAAATATACATCACGAAAAGAAGATAAGGATGAATTTTTTGTTAAAGTATCATTAAAATATTTTACAAATGGATCAAAAGTATAAAGAATAGTATTTACATTAACGTTCAATGGAACGTTAAGGGCATGTAACATGATTCGTCGACAAGCAAGCTTATCAACGGATGGTCGAAGAAGGGTATCAAGCGAATCAGTAACAGCTGCAACAGCGTTTGCCTGCATCAAGATGGTATCATCACGTGTTGTGATTTCCAATTCTTGTTGCTCAGCTCTGCCAATCTCAGTGTTAGCTTCATTATTTGAAGTGGCTTCTGAGTGTGAAGGTGTTGAAGTTGATGGGTCACGGATTGAAGACATTATAAAATGAACACTGATTGTTGAAAGAAATGTAGATTGTAAAATAAATTATCCTGTATCCCTGCGCGTCCGATCGGGCGTTCTTAAGTTTTACTGATTGAAATCAATAGAACAAAAGTGGGATGCTACGTATCACAAATCCAAGCAAGAAGTCTACATCATGTAGGTCAGGATCCTCCAACCGCCACGAACATGACTTTTGG